ATGAGGGTGCTTGTAAGCTGAAAGACCCACCACCTGATGCTGCGTTTAGTTTAATCTTTGCTGTCATGGTTATGTATCTCCTAAACGAATAAACATTATGTGTGTTAAAACCATATTTGTGCCACCTTTGATTGTTGTTCCAGTAGATATATCATTATCTTCACTTTGTCTGTATCTTAATCTAAATGTGCTTGTATTAGCTACATCAAACATAAATAGTTGAGTCGGTGAATTACCTTGTACATTAGGACTAGTTCTAACTTGCGCCCAAATTTTTGCCCTAGTATTATAATTAGAACCAGAATCAGTCGAAATTTGTACGTTAGGGTCATACATATCTTCGCTACCAGTGTGCGCTCCTATAACCATAGAAAAAGTACATAAATAAATGCCAGTAGCAGAACACGAAAATATGCCACTACTTTGCGACCAATTAGAACCGATACTTTGGTAATCTGTATCGCTTTCTTCCCAGTTAGTTAGAACAGTTCCAGTAGAGCCTGAACCAGCTTGATCAGCAGCTAATCTAAATTGTTGTGCAGAAGTAATACCAGCAGTTATTCCACTAACACCGCTATTTGTGATAGACATTCTTTCAACACCACCAGTAGCAAATTTGATAGTGTCAGCAGAAGGAAATGTTATACCAGTATTGCTATCCGTTCCAGTTACAGCAGGTGCAGATACGCTTCCGTCAACTCCAGAAATTCCAGTAGTGCCGTTAATGTTTAATGCCATAATTAAAGAATAACAAGAATTGCACCAGATGGCACAGTTACAGTAACACCTGAGTTAATTGTAGGGCTGACAGTATGTGCGTGTTTACTTGCAGTTAAAGTGTAATCAGTTGTAACCGCTTGATCCGATTCGAAAAACACTTCATCAGTACCACCACCAGTAGCACCTGCACCGCCACCAATCGCACCCCATTGTCCGTTATTGTACCCTTCGAATTGATTTAGGGTACTATTGTGTCTCAACATACCTACTGCTGGGCTACCATCACGTTGTGCAGTTGTACCAGATGGAATAGTTAAGCTAGATGTATAATTATGAGTTACTTTTCCAGTAAATGTTGCACCTGCTAATGGTGCTAAACCTAAGTTTGTTTGTGTTACATTTCCTATTGTTATATATCCATTATTAGCTGCATTTCTAATTTTTAAAAGGTTAGAAGTTGTATTAACAGATAATTGAAAAGCTACATTTGCACTAGGGTCACTACTACCACTATTTAATGTTTGTATTGCACCTAAAACAGCATTTATATCACTTCTTACATTTGCACCTGTATCATTAGCTATCGTATAGTCTGTTACCTGTGACATAACTAAATTACTTTACTTTAATTTTAAGCACCTTTACCAAATCCTACCGCAGAATAGTTAAAATTTCTACTAATACTTGCATTTGATGAGTTTTTGAAATGGACAGTAAAACCTGTACCAGATACACTTGTAACTTCAAAATAATCACCACTAGCCATATTCTGTGCAGTAATACCAATAGAAGGTAGGCTACTGTTTACACCATTTAATGCAGAAGTACCTGTAAAAAATGCCTTATCAAATGTAATAGCTTTTGCACCTGCACCACTACTAATTGCTGTAGCACTTTGTTCTGTTCTTCTTTGAAATGTAGCTGTATATCCTAATTGACTTACTTTAATATCCTGTGCAGGGTCACTACTTGTTAATTTAGCTCTAAATTGTAATCCTCTTGCTTTATATGTACCATTAGCAAAAGTTTGAAATGCAGTATAAGTAGGTGAACCAGATGGATCTGTTTGTGTTGTCCTTACAAGTAGTTCTGCATTAACTTTAGTAGCCTCTGTACCATCAAAATCTGTATAGTCATCTATTAAACCTCTTGCATCTAATAAATTACTTGGTAAAAAACCTTCTGTTAAAAAATGTCTTTGCAGGTCTACAGAAAATACACCACCTAAATCTAATGTTGTTGCAAAATCATATGTACCTAATGGTACTATTCCACCAAAATCATCTAATGAAGTTACAGCATCAAAGTCTGTAATATCATCAAAATTACCACTACCTGTAAGGTTTAGACTATTTGTAATTGCATCAAAATCCACATTAGTTTTTGTACCTTGAAATTTAGGATTGTCTGTATCTTCTCTTCTTGTCTGTACTAATAAAGATCCCTGTGTATCAGGTAAATCTAAAATTATAGAAGTAGAACTAGCACTTAAATTACCAGAATCATCAGCAAACCTAAGTAAATATTCACCTTCTAATCTTGGTACAATAGCTTCTGTGGTATTACCTGCTAATGCTTCTATAAGGTCTACTGAATTAGAAAATGTACCGCTACCATCTGTTTTTGTAGAGTGTCTTACATAAACCCTACCACCATGTATAACATCTACATCTGTTGATAAATCCCACCTCAATCTAATTACCTTATCTGATAAAGGTTCTGCTGTTAAATTCTGTACATTTGCAGGTATAGCAGTTTTACCAACAGCATTAAATGTAATATCAGTAGATGTTGCACTTATTTCTAACGCTGCATTATATGCAAATACCTGTATCTCATATACACCTTTTTCAGTATTAAATATTTCATAATCAGGTCTGCTTACTGTTTGTGATGTGTAGTTACCATTGTTGAACCTGTAGTTAACCTGATATTGTGTAACACCTGGTATTGGTTGCCAGCTAATAATTAATTTTGCAACGGCCTGATTGTTTATAACTACAATTTTTTCATCTACTAATAAGTTATTTGGTGGATCTACAGGCTGATTTAATATTGATACTGTTCTAGTAGGTAAAGCTGTACCATCTTCTATAAACGCATATTTCTCAGGTACATAAGATAATGCACTAATGTTATAGTTTACTGAATCCTGTTCTTCTACTGATATAACTCTAAATTTTTGTGCAACTACTGTTGTATCTTGTATTAACCAGATTGTATTAACATTAGGTGTTGTACTAAATGCACTATCTACACTAACTACAGCACCAGATATACCTGTAATATTTTTTGTTTCTACTGTCCCATCAGGCATTATTACGCTGATTGTCGGATTGTTTGTAGTAGGTAAATCAGTATTAGCAGTATCATCTACAGTTATTGTTGTTGTTGTAGCTGCATTTACCCTTCCACCTCTACGTACACCTGCCCTTACACTATCATTTATTTCTATTACTGCACCAGGTCTTAGTATTACACCGCTATCAATAGAAGTTGTAAATGTGATAACTTCGCTTTCATTTTGTTCTGCAAATAGAATAGCCCTACCTAATCTTGCTGCCTGACCTCTTGAAGTACACGCAAATGCAGATACTTGCTTTAAATTAACTCCTAATTTATTAACAGCAGTGGTATCTTCTACAACTTCAAAATCTATTTCCTGTGTATCCATATTGAAGTAAGAAACACTTACTACGCTGTGTCTTTGTTTTAAATCGCTGCCTGTATAGCTAAAACCCTCTTCTGATACATTTGATAGGTTAAATAAATAACTGGCATCTGTTGGTTTATCCTGTGTAATTATCATTGAACCTGCTGACCATATCGGCATACAACGCATTACACCAGATAGTTCATTTATCAAATCAAATGCCTCTGCTGCACTTTGTATATTTACATTGCATGAAAATCTAGCTTCCTGACCACCTAAACCATCATCTACGAGAGTATTTGCAAATTTAGATGCAGTAACAAATGAAAACAAATCCAATGATGCATCTGTTATATGATTGCCTAAGCCATACCTAGTATCTGTTAAAAGGTCTAGTAATACCATTGCAGGGCATGAACACCAAACAGCAGCACCCATAACACCATTAAATATATAACCAGTTGGATATATTATTCTTCCTGTCTGTAAATCTACAGTTGGTGTACCTGACCCATTAGCACCTGCACCTGGTATTCTTACCTTTATTCCACGTATCCTATATTTTCTTGTTGGAATAGAACTAAACTGTTGAGAATCTAAACGTAAAGATAAATAAGCACTATCTGGATATGTCTGTTTATCATCTATTATTTCAGCAAAACTTGTCCATTGAAATGCGTTTATTAATGATGTAGATGTACTGTCAGCAGTTACCCTAGTTACTCTTATATCAACAGGAAAATTACCAGTTAGATCAATTCTATAATCTTTCTGATATGCGTCAGCAGTTCTACCTGTAATAGTATCTTCTATAACTGTAGTAAAGCCACCGCTATTATATTGAACTGCTATAGATAGCTCTACAGAAGAACCTAATAAATCTCCTTGTTCTGTAGCCTCCTGTATCTGTGGAAATGTAATTGCAACTTTAACTGCATCAACATCTGTATTAGTGATACTTCTTGTAACAGGTGATGCCTTTGTTACTTCAACACCTACATCAGTTGTAGATTCTGAACTTTCAATACCAGGTATATGAGTTTGATTGTTTGTACCAAAACGAGGTGTAAAGCCAACATCTTGAAAATTGAAATCTGTAGTAACAGGACTAGATGAAGATGCTGTAGATTGCAGTACAGCAGTATCATTTAGAAATACATCCTTTAATGCAGCATTGTTATATGCAGTTGTTCCTTTTGTAAGACCTTCTTTTGATGCAGTAGCAAAACCTTCTATCTCACCTTCTGATACAAGATCAAGAAAAGATACAAACTGTTTACTATGTAAAGTATCAGGTGTTCTTGTAGGCTGTGGTGGCTGTGGTGGTGATGGTCTACCACCTGCACCTTTTATAATTTTTGGTTTTGTCATGCTCTCACCTGTTCAGTATCAATACCTGCACTTATTACAACACTACCTGTAAATATTTCACCATAAACAATAGGATGTGTTGTACCTGCCCTGCTTGATTGTTGTATACCACTAAATCCAAAGGATATTCTAGGATCAGATGGATTACTA